CCATCGTTCTCGACGGCGATGGGCAATCGTTCGAAGCGGTCGCGGCCGAACGGGGCATCGAGATCGACGATGCAGCGTGACACAATCCAAATCGAGCAGTGGCCCTTGGATCGGCTATTGCCCTATGCGGCCAACGCCCGAACGCATCCGGATGAGCAGGTTGCCCAGATCGCTGGATCGATCGCGGAATTCGGCTTCAACGTTCCGTGCCTCGTCGACGAGCGCGGGGTGCTGGTTGCCGGTCATGGCCGCCTGCTCGCCGCCCAGCGTCTCGGACTTTCACAGGTTCCGGTCATTCGGCTCGACCATCTGAGCGACGCGCAGGCGCGCGCCGCGGAGGCGTTGGCGTCCATCTCGCGCCTCGCCGCTGACTCGGCCGGCGTCTCCCGCCGTGTCGACGACGACGAGCGGGTGTGGTAGTGGCGCGCCCCGACTACAAGGCGGTCTATCCCGAGCTGATCCTCCCGGTCTTCACGCAGTGGGCGAAGGTCGGGAGCATCACCCAGATCTTGGCCGACCTCGAGCAGGGCAATTTCCACAACGCCGCCCTGCTCGCTGACCAGATGATGCGCGACGACCGGATCAACGCAGTCCTGTCGGTGCGGGTCAACGCGGTGCTGTCGCAGCCGTGGGCCTTCGCCCCGGGCAAGGACACTGCCACCGGCCGCCGCGCCTGCGAAGAGGCCGAGGCGTCGTGGTGGGAGATGGTGCCCCGCGCCGAGCTCGCGCTGTTGCTGCGCTGGGGCCTGCTGCTCGGCGTCGGCCTTGCGCGCCTGTCGTGGCGCCGCGATGCGGGCGAGTGGGTGCCGTCGCTCAAGGTCTATCACCCGGGCGCGCTTTGGTACAACCTCGCCAAAGATCAGTACCACCTCAACTACCAGGGCGGCGTCGAGCCGATCGACCCCGACGACCCCAACTGGATCGTCTTTACCCCCTACGGCTACAAATACGGCCGCACCAACGGCCTGCTGCGCGCCCTCGCCATGCCCTATCTGGCGCGGCAGTGGGCGTTCCGCGACCGCGCCCGCCACTCGGAGCGCCACGGCCAGCCCTTTCTGCAGGGCGTGGCCCCAGCGCAGGCCGACGACGACGAGAAGAAGTCATTCAAGCGCGCATTGGCCGCGCTCGGCTCGGAGACGGTGGTGGTCACGCCGCAGGGCGAGCCCGGCAACCAGTGGGACATCGAGCTGATCGAGGCCAAGTCAAACAGCCACGAGGTCTTTTCCGCGCAGATTGACCACCTCGACAAGGCCATCGCCATCCTGGTGCTCGGACAATCGATGTCCACCGAGGGCGTCTCGGGCCTCGGCAGCCAAGAGAAGGCCGGCGACCTGGTGCGCCGCGACCTGATGCGCTCGGACGCCGCGCACCTCTCCGACATTGCCCGGGCGGTGCTCTCGCCGTGGGCGCTCTACACCTACGGCTCGCGAGACCTGGCGCCAACGGTCTCGGTCACGGTCGACCCGCCGATCAATGCGCTGCAGCGAGCGCAGGCGCTGGCCCAGCTCGCCAGCTCCATGGCCGCGCTTGAGGGTCTGGGTGTCGATCCGGTGGCCCTGCTCGCCGAGCAGGATGTGCCCATGGTCGACGCGGACAAGCTGGCGGCGCTCTCCGAGCTCCGCTGGCGCGACGTGTTGCGCGCCCACGAGCAGAGCGAAACGCCGAGCGAAGAGGCCGCCGAGTCGCCGACCGTGCAGCAGGTCGAGGCCGAGGCCGGCGTCGAGGCGGCACCCGAGGCCGAAGGCACAGGCGAGCCCGACGAGGCCCCCGAAGAAGAGAAGGCCGAGGAGGAGCCGGTGCAGAAGAAGCTCGACGCTGCGGCGCTCTCTCTAGTTGCCGCGTCGCTCAAGACCTTGCGCGAGGCAGGCGCGGTGGTCGACCTCGAGCAGCTGCGCGCCCTGTTCCCCACCCTGCCTGTCGCTTCGATCTACGAGGACTGATCAACCATGGCCAATGCACTGTACGACCTCGGGCGCCAGGCGTTCCTCGAGGGCTCCATCGCCTACCTCACCGACAACATCAAGGCGGTGCTGGTCTCGAGCGGCTATACGCCGTCGCTGACCACCCACCAGTTCCTCTCCGACATTCCGCTCGGCTCGCGGGTGGCCACTTCGGGCAACCTTTCGGGCAAGACCTCGACGGCGGGTGTAGCCAATGCGTCGTCGGTGACGTTCACTGCGGTGACGGGCTCGCAGTGCGTCTATCTGGCGCTGTACAAAGACACCGGCACCGCCTCCACGTCGCCGCTGATCGCGCTGTTCGACACGGCCACTGGGCTGCCGGTGACGCCGTCGGGTGGTGACATCACCATCACCTGGGACACCGGCGCCAACAAGATCTTCAAGCTGTAGCCGCATGCGCTGCGCAGACTGTCAGGGCACCGGACAGCACCCCGCAGACGTGCAGTGCCCACGATGCGCTGGGCGCGGGCACGACGGCAGCGGCACGGGCTGGCCCGACTCGCCCGAGGATGACTCTTCGATGGCGTGGAGCCCGCCCACGACAGACCCGATACAGGAGTAGCCCATGGCGATCACAACTCGCGACGGACTGATCGCGGCCATGACTGCAGGGCAGGACATCGCGTGGTTCAAGTCAGCATCGCGCACTACCGTGGCCGGCATCTGGTTTTCGCTGTTTGAGCTGGCGGGCAATCCTGGCGCGGGCACGCTGGCTGGCACCTCGACGACGGCGGGCGTAGTCCCTGACGATACGACGGCCGGATTCCCGCTGATCACGGCCTTCGCCGGCGGAGCAACGGGGTACATCAGCGCGCTCGACTTCGGATCCTCGGTCGCCTCGCGTTTTCGCGTTTACGACTGCCTCTGGAAGGGTGGCGCTTATGCGTTCAACGCAAACGTCACGCTGTCAGCGCAACCCTCCTATGCGGCACGCATCCCTAATGGCGACTATACCGGGACGCAGATCTGGCTGGAAACGGTCACTGCCTTTACGGGCAACCAGTCCATCGCCATCACCTACACCAACCAGAGCGGCGTGACTGGTCGCACCACCGGCACGGTGGCTACTGGCGTCGCTCCGACGCTAGGCCGTCTGTTTCAGATGCCGCTGCAGGCCGGCGACACCGGCGTGCAGAAGATCGAAAGCGTCATCTCGACGGTGAGCACCGTGGGCACGTTTAATGTGCTGGTGCTGCGTCCGCTGGTCGGCGCGCGAGTGCGCATTGCAAACGATGGCGGCACTAAAGGCCCTGACTTGACGGGCCTGCCCGTGGTCTACGCAACTTCTGCGCTCTATGTCGCAGTCGCCGCTGATGGCACGTCTTCGGGCGTGCCGGAGATGTTAATCAGCGTGATCAACGGGTAGCGGCGTGGCGCTCTACTATCGCGCACCAAACAGTCTCGGCGGCAACCTCGACAACGTGTCGAAGGTGCTGCTCGACCTTGACGGGTTTGCGCCAGTAGTTGACAGCGAGCTCCTCGCTCCGGCTTCGATCAGCATCCTACCGGCAGGCATTGACTCCGCGTTTGCCGCGGGGGCGTTTAGCGTAACGCTAGGCGTTGCCCCGGTGGGCATTGCATCTGCGGAGGCGCTGGGCACGCCCAGTGTCGGCACCGGGGTCAGCATCCTACCGGCGGGCATCGCTTCGGCCTTCGCCGCAGGAACCTTCCGCACCACGCTTGGCGTGGCTCCGGGCGGCATCGCCAGCGCCTTTGCCGCGGGGACGCTGCGCACGGCTCTGGGCGTGGTTCCCAGCGGCATCGCCTCGGCTTTTGCCGCGGGCGCGGCCCGTCTCGCCTTTGCGGTGGTGCCGTCGGGCATCTCAAGCGCCTTTGCCGCGGGGACGCTCAGCGTCGGTCTCGGCGTGGCTCCGAGCGGGGTGGCCTCGGGCTTCGCTGCGGGTACCGCGCGCCTGGCGTTGGGCGTTGCCCCGGCCGGCGTTGCCTCCTCGTTTGTTTCGGGGACCGCCGCCGTCAGCCTTGCCGTTTCGCCCAGCGGCATCGCCTCGGCGGCGGCTCTCGGTTCACCCACAGTCACCAAGGCGGCGCAGACCATCGCGCCCGCTGGGATCGCCTCGGCCGCTGGCCTGGGGATGCCCACCGTGCAGGGTGGCGTCACCACCGCGCCAGTGCTCACCGGTGGCGGAGGTTGGGTCGACGCCAAGCCCAAGAAGCGCCCCAAGCCAGCGCCGCGCCAGTTGGCGGCCTTTGGCATCGCCTCGGAGGAGCGCGTCGGATACCCGGCCGTCGAGGTCGAGGCGCTTCCTGCGGTGGCGCAGCAGCTCGAGATTGGCGGTATTGCCTCGGGCGAGGAGCTGGCTGCGCCTGCGCTGCCGCGCGACCTGGTCGCCGCCAGCATCGCCTCTGTGGAAGATCTGAGCGCGCGGGTGCTGGTGCTGCGCCAGGACACGCACAGCGCCGAGCTCGAGCGCCTGCGGCGGGAGCTCGACGCCGCCTCGACGCGCCTCTCGGTCGAGTGGTACGAGCGCGCGCAGCAGCTGCTCGCCTCTCCTGCCGGTCTCTCCGCAGTGGCCGAGCTGCTCTCACGCCAGAGCGCGCCAGAGGCGCAGCGGCAAGTGGTCGCGCGGGTGGGCCGGGTGACCCGGGTGCGCCGCGCTCCGCGTGCGGCCTGACCCTGCGGTGACTCTTTCCGCGCGCGCGTGCGGTAATGGTCGCGTGCAAGTCGTCAAAGCAGCTTTTGGGACGTTTGAGCAGGTCGGCAGCGCCGCTGCAGTGCCGTCGGAGTTCTGCCTGCTGCGCGCAGGCTGGAATGACTACGTGGGCGACCGGCTGCTGTTTGACGAGCAGGCCGCCGCCTCAGTGATGGAGCGCTACGCCGCGCGCGGGCTGCAGCTCACCGCCGACTATGAGCACCAGTCGCTAGCGCAGCCACCGGTCATTGCCCCTGCCTCGGCAAAAAAGTGGATTCCTGAGATGCGCAACGGCGAGCTCTGGGCCACTCAGATCGCCTGGACCGAGCGGGCGCGCGCCATGATCGCCGCTGGCGAGTATCGGTATTTCAGCATCGCCTGCAAGGTCGACCCCGAGTCGGCGCGGGTGATGGAGCTGATCAATTTTGCGCTGACCAACCTACCAGCGGCCGACGGGATCGCGCCACTGATGGCAGCGCGTGCAACCCCCGGCGCAGCGCCGGGCAACCAGGAGAGCGGTATGAGCAAGACCGTGATCGTGGCGCTCGGACTGAGCGCCGAAACCGTCGAGACCGACGCCGCACTCGAGGCGGCCCGGCTCGTCGAGTTCCGTCGGGACGTGCTGGCCCTGACGGCTAAGAGCAGCGCCGGCGAGGCGCTGGGCGTGCTGCGCGCGATGCAGCAGAGCCATGAGCGCGAGCAGGTGGCGCTGAAGCGCCTCGGCGAGCTCGAGGCCGAGCGCCGCACCGAGCGTTTCGATGCGCTGGTCGCCGATGGGCTCTCTGACGGCAAGCTGTCGCCGGCAATGTCCAAGAGCGAGTGGGTGGCGCAGATGCGTGCCCGCGAGGACGGCGTCGAGACGCTGCGCGCCTTCCTCGCCTCGGCGCCCAAGCTGGTGCAGACCGAGGCAGAGCAGCCCAAGGTGGCCGCTGAGCCGGCTCCTGCCGCCGGAGACGAGCTCACCGCCGATGAAATCGCCGTCGCCAAGACCATGGCCGGCCCAGACCGCGAGGCGTTCAAGCGCCGCCTCGAGGCTCTCCGTGCACAGAAGCGCGCTGACAAGGACATGGCCTAAGGGCCGGAGGAAACCATGGCTGCACTCTCCGCAGAGCGTTCCATCTCGCGAAAGGGGGCCGAGGCAACCGCCGTCGTCCCCGTCATCACCGTGCCCCTCAAGGCCAACGCGGTCATCTACAAGGGCGGCATCGTCGCCATCGACCGCGGCTCGGGCTACGCCGTCTCCGGCTCGTCGCTGGCGGCGAACAACGTCGTCGTGGTCGGCATCGCGCTAAAGAGCGTGAACAACACCGGCGGCTCCAACGGCGCGCTGAGCGTCGACTGCATCCGGGGCCTGTTCCCGTTTGCCAACCTCGGCGCCGATGCCGTGGCCGCTGCCGACGTGGGCATCGCGGTCTACGTCGAGGACGACCAGACGATCCGCAAGACCTCCAACACCTCTACTCGCTCGGTCGCTGGCTTCTTCTGGGGCTTCGACGAGAACAGCCTGCCGCTCGTCGAGATCGGCATCCGCTCGGCAACCGGCGTCTAAGGAGCCACCATGGACATCACGCCATCTTCTCTCTCTGCGTTTTTCTCAAACCTTCGCACCGACTTCCAGGCGGGCCTCACCGAGGCGCCGACCTTCTACGAGCAGTTCTGCACCGTGCTCCCCTCGTCGAGCGAGCAAAACATCTACGGCTGGATGGACTTCGTCCCCCAGCTGCGCCAGTGGGTCGGCGAGCGCTACGTTCGCAACGTCGTCTCCCGCTCAGTGACTGCGGTCAACCTCCTCTTCGAGGACACGCTCGAGGTGGCCCGCACCAAGCTCGAGGACGACCAGTACGCGCTCTACGGCGCCTGGGCGAAGATGCTTGGCCGCGCCGCCAAGATCTGGCCCGACGCGCAGGTGGTCTCGCTCCTGACCAGCAACCCGACCGCCTACGACGGCGTCTCATTCTTCTCGGCCTCGCACCCCAAGGACCCGAGCGGCGAGATCAGCGGCACGCAGTCCAACGACCTGAGCCTTGCGCTCTCGTCGGCCAACTTCGTCTCCGCTCTCGCAGCCGGAAAGGGCTTCGTCGGTCGCGATGGCGCGCCCATCGGCGTCTTCAACTACGGCCGCCCGATCCTCATGGTCGGCCCGGCCCTCGAGAAGACGGCACGCGACATCGTCGCTGCCAACTTCCTCTCTCCGACCGCAATCAGCGGCGCGGCGGCCGCCTCGGCCCCGAGCTCCAACGTGCTCATGGGCATGGCGGAGATCATCGTCAACCCGTTCATCACCTCGGCAACGGCCTGGTACCTCATCGATACGTCGATGCCGATCCGGCCCATCATCTGGCAGCTGCGTGCGGCGCCGAACATGGTCACGCGCTTCGGCGAGAACGACCCGAACGTGTTTGAGCGCGACGTGTACCAGATGGGCGTCCGCGCCCGTGGCTGCGCGGTCCCCGGCCTCTGGTTCGGCATGATCCGAGGCAACTCGTAGTGCTCGAACTCACGCACATCCACGCAGTGGCGCTCAAGGACGAGGCCAGGCTCCTGGGCTTCGTCCTGCGTGCCCATCAGCAGATCGACCTTGATCTGCTGGCTGAGCAGCTGCCGCTTGTTCAGGCCGCGGTGGACGCCGGCGACGTGGCGGTGGCGGGCATGACGCCCTCCGCCGCCGAGCCGCCAGCGCCTGCCAAGAAGGGCAAGGGGTAACCTATGCCCGTCGTCGCTGGGACTCAGTACGCCACGCGCACCGACCTTGCCAACCTTGGCCTGGTCGCGGGCGCGCTGGCCAACGTGACCACGACGACGCAGGACGCGGCGCTGGTGGCGGCCTCGGCGGTAGCGGACAGCTACCTGCAGAGCCGCTACCAGCTGCCGCTACTGCAGTGGGGCCAAGATCTTTCACGCGCGGTTGCCATCATCGCCGCTTATGACCTCTTGACCTCGCGCGGATACAACCCGCAGAGCTCGGCTGACCAGAATGTGCGGCAGCGCTACCTCGACGCGCTGGCCTGGCTGGACTCAATCAGCAAGGGGGCCTCCACGCCCTCTTATGTCACCGACTCCTCCGCCCCCACTGGCACCACCGACGGCTCGACAAGCACCGAGACCGACGGCGCGTTTCAGATGGTGACTTCCTCAGTGCGCGGCTGGACCTCGCGGGGCTACTCCTCGGGGTGGGGCTCAGACACTGGCTCGGGTAACTGGTAGTGGACGCCCTCTTGCGAAACATCCAGCGGGCGCGCTACCTCGCCTCGCCGCGGTTCCTGCAGGGCGTCTCCCAGCACATGGGGGCACGCTCGCAGGAGCTGGTCGATGAGGGCTATGCCAACCGCCGCGACCCGGACGGCGCAGCCTGGCTGCCGACCAAGCAGCGCAATCCAATCCTTGAGCGCACCGGAGCCTATCGCGCCTCCTGGCAGCTCGCCTTTGGGCGCAACTCGTTTGTGCTCACCGCTGCGGGCATTCCCTACGCCCGCTTCCACGAGTACGGCACTGCGCGCCTCCCGCGTCGTCGCACCATCCCCGTCGGCGGCCGTCCGCTGCCGCCCCGCTGGTCACAGCGACTGACCGAGGGCGTCAATGCCGACTTTCGTTACGCGCTCCGCGGCGGGTGGCTCTAGTGGGCGTCTACGGTACCTTGGTGACGATGCTCTCGGGCGCGGCGCCGCTCGCCGGCGTCAACGTGCGCTTTGGCGAGGAGGCCATCGCCGACGAGTCGAGCGCTGACCCGCGCGTGGTCATCGTCCCGACCGGCGGCGCGGTCAACTCCTTCGGCTATCAGCAGGCAGGCGACCCAGACGACGAAAACCGCTGGTCCATCGTCGAGCAGTGCGACCTTTGGTGCGGCGCCTGGAGCTCGAGCGTGGGTGCGCAGCCGGTTGACCACGCCGACGCCGTCGACGACCTGCGCCGCCGCGTCCTCTCGGCGCTGGCCATCCAGCGACTTTCAGAAAACCCGGCCACCGGCGCAGTCGATGGTGGCCTTTGTTGGACCCCAGTATCGGGGCGCTGGGAGCGTTTTGGCGATTCCGTCATGCGCTACGGCCGCGCTTACGTGCTCACCGTCCAGGTCGAGCTCACTGTCACCGACTACACCACGTTTGCCGACGCCACCGTCTCCTCGGTGGCGCTTTCACACTCTGTGACCTAGCGAGGGAGATCTATGCCACTTCCAGGCGTGTCAATTAACGTTCTCGACGGCAACCTGGGCCTGCAGCCCGCGTCTACGTCGCAGACCATGCTGTGGCTGGGGTGCTGCACCGACCTCACGCCGAACACCCTGTCCTATTACGGCGACTCGGCCACCCTGGCCAGCGCACTCGGCGCGGGCGAGCTGCTCGAGGCCGCCAGCTACGGCCTCAAGGTCGCCGGCGGCGTGCTGGGTGTCATGCCGCTGAACCCGTCGACGCGCGGCGGCGTCTCCTCGGTGACCAAGGTAGGCACCGGCGCCGAAACGCTGGCGGTGACCATTGCCCCGCACAAGGCGATCACCATCACCTGCACCACCGCGGGCGCTCTGGGCACGGCCGCTTTCACCTTCCAGCTCGGCTCGGCGGCGGCCTCGCAGCCGGTCACCTCGGCGGCTTCTTGGTCGACCACGGGCTACCTCATCCCTGGCACGTACTGCACGGTGGTCTTCACCGCTGGCAGCTACATCGCCGGCGGCACGCCTGACACCTACACGATCTCCACGGCCGGCGTGATTGCGCACCCCACCGGCGCGGGTCCAGCCTCGCCCACTTTCACCGCCTCGCCCATCGACTACTACGCGGTCAAGGTTTCCATCATCCTGGGCGGCGCGCTCGGCACGATGCAGTTCACCTACTCGCTCGACGGCAGCGCGGCCAACACCTCGGCGGCCATCGTCTCCGCGGCAGGTGGTGTCTATGCCATCCCCGGCACCGGCCTGGTGCTCACCTTCTCGGGTAGCTCGACGGCGGGCGACTACTTCACCTTCTCGTCGGCTGGTCCGACCTACACCTCAACCGACCTCACCAACGCCATGACGGCGCTGCAGACCACCTATCTCGCCTCCGCGCAGTACAGCATGGCGACGGTGGTGGGCTCGGTGGCCTCGGCCTCGGCCTTCGCCACTCAGGCTGGATCGCTGGAAACGGCGTCTACCACGCTGTTCAACAACGGCGTCTACGTCCGCTTCTTCCTCGGCTGCCCCACGGTCGGCACGGTGCTTCCCAACGCGGGCAGCGTCACCGTCGACTCGGCTGACACCGATGCTGTGGTCATCGCCGCACGCCAGGGCATGTCGACGCCGCACGTCGTCCCCTGCGCGGGCGACTTCGCCCTGACCTCTCCGGTCTCGGGCCTGTCGCTGCGCCGCAACGCGGTGCTGGCCGCGGCCGCGCGCGCCTCCGACGTGGAAGCCTCGCAGAATCTCGGCTGGGTGCAGGCGGGCGGCATCCTCTCGGCCACTTCGCTCTACCGCGATGAGAACGCCACTCCGGGCTTCGACGCCGCGGGCCTCACCTGCCTGCGCACCTTTTCCGGCGCAGGCGCCAACGGCATCTACTTGGCCGACGCGCACACCGGCGCGGCTTCAACGAGCGACTACTACCCGGTCACCAACGCTCGCGTGATTGACCGCGCCTGCGGCATCGCGCGCCTCAACGCCCTGCCGCTGGTCAACTCCAAGGTGCCGACGACGACGCGCAACGGCCTGCCTGGCGTTATCACCGAGAAGAAGGCGCAGCAGATCGAGCAGCGGATCAACGCCGCGCTGCGCGGCGCGCTGGTCGACGGCTCGCCGCAGGATGCAGTGGCCACCTCGGTGGTGGTCAACCGCACCAACAACGTCCTTTCCACTGGCCAGCTGATCATCGCCGTCGCCGTGCAGCCCTTCGGCTACGCGCGCACGGTCACGGTCAACATCGGCATGACGATCAGCGCGAGCTGATAGGAGCTCACCATGGCCCAGCAGACTGCAATCAACGGCAATCGATATGACTTCACCTCGCTGTCTTGCGAGGCGTCGTCGTCGGGAGCGTTCTACGCTCCATCCAAGGGCGTCATGGAGTCGATCAACTACGACGCGACGCAGGAGCCCGGCATCGTCCAGGGCAACAGCATCGTGATGGTTGGTCGCACCGCAGGCTACGGCGTCGGATCCGGTTCGTTTTCCATCTTGGCCTCGGAGTTTGATGACTTCGCGGCCCAGCTCACCGGAAACGGTGCGGTGCCACTGATGGCCGTCGACTTCACCTGGACGGTCAGCTTTAGCGTCAACGGCGTCGACGTGCGCACTGACACGCTGCGTGGCTGCCGTATCACCAAAGTTTCGTCGCCCAACCAGAAGGGCAACGAGGCCAAGGCCATCCAGTGCGACATGTCCATCGCGCGCATCGCGCTCAACGGCATCGAAATGTTCGCCGATCCGGCCAATAGCTGATGGACGCGCCGAGCCCCGAGAAGGTCAACGAGATCAAGGCCAAACTCCCTGGGCGCGTGCTGCGCCTGGTGGAGCTGGTCGATGGTGACGAGTCGTTTTTCTTTGTCATCACCGGCCCCAACCGCGAGGAGTACAAGAAGTTCCGCCACGACCTGGTCGAGGCGGGCGACAACGCGGAAAAACTGCACGACGCGGCCGAAAAGGCGGCGCTGGCGCAGATTCGGTGGCCTGACCGCGAGTCGGTGCGCGAGCTGTTCGACGCACATCCGGCGTTTCCCATGTCGTTTGCCAGCGAGCTTACCAAGGCCGCTGGCGCGCACGTCGAGGTCCGCGCAAAAAACTTGTGAGCCTTTGGGAGACCGCCTCGCAGCGTGGGGAGGTCTCGCCAAAGGCGCGCTGTTTGGCCGCTGCGCTTCGCGGGGCTGACGCCCTCGAGGCGCAGGAGCTGACGGTCGAGGAAGAGGTTGGTTTCGCACTCCTGGCTGACGGCCTCGAGTGCCTGCAGCACCTGAGGGAGGCATACAGCAAGCGCTGATGGAAAACGTAGCCTTCTCAGTCGAGCTCAAGGACTCGGTCACCCAGCCCGCCACCGACATCGCTGCGGCGCTGCGGGCGCTGGCCTCTGCGGCCAAGGCCGCTGGCAAGGCGGTGCCTGCGATCCAGCTGCCTGCTCTCAACGCAGGCGGCGTGCAGGCGGCGGCGGCCGCCATGGCCAACCTGACCAACGCCGCTAAGAGCGCACGGGCGGCCGGTGGCGGCAACCCCATGCAAGGCGCCGTCAACGGCGTGCGCGACTTCTCAGCCGAGATCAAGAAGGCGCAGGCGCAGCTCTCCAAGCTCCGCGCTGACCCGGCCGGCTACAAAAAGATGCTCGACCTGCAGAAGCAGCTGAACAGCGAGCGCGCCAAGATTCGCGGCGACAAACCCCAGGGGCTGTGGAGCAGCTTTACCGACAAGCTGCCGTTTCGCACGGTGGCTCAGTACACCCAGGCGGAGTTTGCCGGGTCCATGCTCGCCGGCGGCGCTTCGGCGGTGGCCAACCTGGCCATGAGGGCGGTTGATCTGTGGGTCACCGGCGTCCGCAAGTCTGTAGAGCTGGTCGCTGAAGGCTTCCAGAAGGCCATTGAGGTCGGCTCACGCGCCGAGGTCTTGGCGCTGGGCGAGGAGTCGACCCTGGGCAAGGCGGGCGCGGCACAGTTCCGCGACGACGCCAGCCGCTTTGCCAGCCAGACCGGCCTCGACGACGACCAGATCCGCGAGATGTTGCTGCCGCTGCGCAACTCGGGCTTTTCGCAGGACGCGGCGCGCTCAGCTTTCGCTGCCGCCTCCGACGTGGCGGTGATGCGTGGCAAGGGCGGCGATGTGGGCAGCATCCAAGATGCCCTCACTGCCTTTGAGACGATCATGCTCAAGGGAGGCATCGGCGAGAAGCAGCTCGTGGGCCTGCACACCAATCCCAAGGAGGTCTATGAGTCGGTGGCCAAGGATACGGGCGTCTCCCTCGACTCGGCTAAAAAGATGGTCCACGAGGGCGGCATGTCCGATCCGCTCAAGATCATCAACGCCATCGAGCGCTCCATCGCCAAGCGCGAGGGCGGCACGCTCGGGACGGCCACTGACAAATACTCCACTTCGATGCAGGCGCAGCTCGCCATGCTGCGCAACCTGCCAGATCAGTACCTCAAGACAGTGGCCGAGTCGCCCGCCTGGCGCCGCCTGACCGACGCAGTGGGGCGCGCCGTTAGCCGCCTCGACCCGTCGACGCCAGAGGGAAAGAAGATTGTCGAGAAGCTCGGCGGAATCTTTGAGCGCATCGCCGACTGGATCGGCCAGCTTGCCTCCGATGAAGGGCTGACCAGGGTGCAGGCAGCAATCGACACCATGCTGACCGGCGCCAATCTACTGGTCTCCGCAGTGCAGGCATTTGTCGACGTGCTCAAGGTGGCGCTCGACAACCCGTTTATGCGCCTTGGCGCTAAGATCGGATCTAACGTCATGGATGCACGCGATCTAGCTGCCGCGTCAAATATGCCTCTAGCGTCTGCTGCGACCAATGTGTCGCGCGCCCAGCCGGTGGCCATGAACGCACCCACCACGGTCAACGTCTACAACGCCACCCCGAGCAACGCCCAACAGATCGGCGCCGGCATCGGCCGCGGCGTGGTGGGCACAGTGTTGCCCGCCTTTGAGCGTGCAGTGGCAGAAGGAGCCGCAGGCTAATGGCCGAGACACCATACGCCGGCGTCACGCCAACGGGGCGAGGCTTGTTCTGGGGCGCGCCAGTGTTGCGCCGCTCGGATGGCGAGCTCTACTGCCCCGGCTTCTCCGGCGAAACTTACTCACGCAACCAGTGGGACTACGTCGGGTTTGGCCCCATCCTCATCTCTCCCGGATTGGCCGACGTAAAGGTGGTCAAGTCTCAGGAGAGCGACATTAAGCAGGCCGCTGGACGTGACGGCGCCACGGTAACCACCCACGGCGTGCGCCCCGCCGAGATCACCGTCACGCTGCGCATCTGGACGCCGCAGCAGCTCGAGGAAATGTACGACCTCTGGGCGGTGATTATGCCCAAGGCGAACAAGAACACCGCAACCGCCTTCGACGTGTCACATCCGGTATTTACCCTGCACGACATCAAGTCGATGATCGTGCTGCGCGGCGAAGGACCAATTGACGGCCCGGCGCCCAAGGTCAAGCTGTTTACCATCACCGGCATCGAGTTTGTGGCGCGTCCCAAGGCGCAGCGCTCGGCAACCAAGACGCTGGCTAAGGCCGAGCCATCCACGCTTGACCCTAACGCCACCGTGGCGGCCTCGGCGCCCGCCACGCCGGGCACCAATCGCCGGAACACCGGCCCATGAGCCTCGTAACCGCCAACGAGGTCGACGTGCTGAGCGGCTCGATCTCCATGCCGCTTGAGGGCGTCTGGTCGGCCGACCTGGTCCTGGACCAGCCCGACGGCTCCGGCTTCTCGGCCGGCACGCAGGTCTCGATCAGCGCCGGTGGCCTCTCGCTCTCCGGGGTGGTGGCTCCTGACCGCACCGGCTCCTTCCTTGACGCCGTGCACGTTCGCATCCTAGGCGGCCGGGGCGGCCTCTCCGGGCTCGCCACGCCGCGGGCCTACGTCCAGCCGGGGGCCTATGTCCGAGACGTGCTCTCGGGCCTCCTGGGCGCCGCTGGCGAGACACTGGCCGCGTCCTCTGATGCCACGTTCCAGGCCACCAACCTGCTCGCCTGGTCGGTCTTTCGCGTGCCGGTATCGCAGGCGCTTGAGGCGCTGATCGGCGCAGTGTCGCCGGGCCTGCATTGGCGCGTCTTGGCCGATGGCACGGTGTGGGTGGGCGCGGAGAGCTGGCCCGCCGCGGCCTACGACTACGAGCTCCTGGTACACGACCCGGCACAGCAGACCTACGAGCTCGGCGTGGAGTCGCCGGCCATCGTTCCCGGCGTGACCATTGACGGCCTCGGCCAGGTCTCGCGCGTCGAGCACCTCATTGAGGCCAACTCTATGCGCGCGCGCGTCTACGTCTCCGACGCCGACCGCTCGATCAAGGCGGCGGTCTACTCGCTGGCCCGCCAGGCGGTAGCCGGGGTCGACTACTTCGCGCTCTACGACGCCAAGGTGATCAGCCAGTCGGGCAGCTCTCTTGACCTGCAGCCGCTCGACTCGCGCTTGCCAGGGTTCGGCGGCGTTCCGCTCCGCATCGGCATCCCCGGCGTGACCGCCACCGTGCAACCGGGCTGCGTGGTGCGCCTTGGCTGGGACCGCGGCGATCCGCAGCGCCCCTTCTGCTGCCTCTTTGACGCCTCGGCCACTGCGCTCTCGCTGTCGCTAAGCGCCCACTCGATCACGCTGAACAACGGCACTCTGCCAGTGGCCCGTCAGACGGACACGGTTACCGGCCAGGCTGGCCCATACACGCTGGCCAATGGCATGGTTGCCAGCGGCAACTCGACGGTGAAGGCGTAGCATGGCCTACAGCTACCCGACCAAGATCACCAACGTCAGCGCCGACGTGGACAACGTGGCGACGGCGCTAGCGCAGCGCCAGAGCGACAGTGCGAGCGCCAACGGCGGGATTCTTGCCTCGGGCGGCTCGGCTGCAGTGCCGCAGCTCGGGGCCGACGCCGCGGGGCTCGGAGCGGCCTACATGGCGGCGATTGCCGACGTGACCATGGCTGCCTGCGGCGTGCAGGTGTGTGACGATGCCGCAGCCCTGGGCACGGTGAGCACCACCTCGGCGACGCTAGTTGACGCCAACGGAGCCTACTCAGACTTGGTTTTTGTGGCGCCCATCGCCAAGCGCTACCTGGTCCACGTCGATGCCACCTGCTACCTCTCGGCGGGCACCCCGAGCGCTTGCAACGCCTACATCGCGCTAAAAAACAACACTCGCGGCGTGGTCTACGAGATGACCGGCAGTCGTGCCAACTTCACCGCGCTGTCGTCGTCGGTGCTAATTTCGTTTCGCTGCCTGGTGCTTATGAACGCCGGCAGCAACACACTGCGTCTGCAGTGGCGCGTCACCGGCGGCGGCACGCTGACCGCCAACGTCGCGTGCGGGCGCACCATCACGGTGAGCGGCTAATGGCAACCCTCTATGGCACCGACACCTACTGCGTCAGCGACCTGCCCCTGGTTGACGTGCAGGTTACCGACCCCAAGCAGCTCATCGGGCAGCGCCTGGCGCGGCGCCTTATCACGCCGCGGGGCGCGCTCGGGCTGATTGGCGACGACCCAGACGCAGGGTTGGATGTGCGGCAGTTTCTCAACGCCGCGCTGTCGCCGCGGCAGATCTCAGCCATCGGCCAGGCGGTCGAGGCAGAGGTGCTCAAGGACGAGCAAGTGGCGAGTTCCTCGGCGGCGGTGACCTTTGCTGCGGGCGCGCTGACAATAGCGCTCAAGGTGTCGAGCTCGGTGGGTCCGTTTCAACTGACGCTTTCGGTCTCGGCGCTTAACACCTTGCTCATCTTCGGGAGCTGACATGGCGGCGCTCTCAGACCTTTTGACCACCCAGACCGCACAGCAGATCTTCTCGACGCTGCTCGGCTACTACCAGGCCGCGGGCTTTCCCACCACGGCCTGGCAGCCGATGGGCGTGGAGCGCACGCGGCTGATGGCCTTCTCCACGGCGCTGGCCGACGTGAGCGCCAACTACATCCCGACCATTGCCGGCGGCGGCTACGTCGACACCGCCAGCGGTGACTGGCTGCGCCTTTTGGCTGCCCAGATGTATGGCCTCGACTACATCCCGGCCGGCTTCACCGTCGGGACCATGGTGCTGAGTTCGAGCGCCGCGGCGCCCACCTACAACATCCAGGCCGGCGACCTAGTCGCGGTGGTGGCGGCAACCGGGAATCGCTACATCAACTCCACCGGCGGCACGCTGGCGCCGTCGTCGACGCTGTCGCTCGCCTTCAAGGCTGAGTTTGCCGGCTCCAAGTACGCGGACGCCAGCAGCAGCGCGATCACCCTGGTCTCGCCGCTGCCCGGAGTGACCATCTCCAACCCCTCTACTGTCTTTTCGACGGTGGGCAAGGTGGGATCAGGCACCGGCACGGTCACGCCTTCGGGCACTCCAGTGGGCAGCCACCAGGTGGTGGTGCTGATCACCGCTTCGGGAACGGCTACTAGCTGCACCTGGTCCTACTCGCTCGACGGGTCGCCTTACGTCGCGGTCGGGTCGGCGGGCGCGTACACCATCTCTTCGATTGGCGTGACCGTGACGATGAACAACGGCGCCACTGGCACCTCGTTCGTCGCCGGCGATACGTTCACCTTCTCCTGCCCGGGAAGCTGGGTGAGCACCCAGGGCAATGACATCGAAAGCGACGCCGCGCTGGCCGCACGCTGCCGCGCCCGCTGGGCGTCGCTGTCGGCTATTCCCACGTCCAACTTTTACTATCTATTAGCCACCGCCACTCCGACGGTGGGCTCGCAGATCACCCAGGTCATCGTCTCGCCTGACGCGGTGATCAGCTCTCAAGTCAACGTGGTCATCGCCGGCCCCACTGGGGCGCTGGCCCCGGCGACGATCACTGCCGTACAGAGCTACATGACGCCGCGGGTGCCGACGACGGAGCGAGTGGTAGTGTCGACGCCGTCAAGTCAGTACATTAACCTGGCCGGCACGGTGACCGTCAGCGCTGCGTCGCTGGCGACGGCACAGACAGGCATCTCAGGCGCGCTCAACAGCTACGTGGCCTCGGTGGGCATCAACGGCACAGTGCGCCTCGCTGCAATCATTGAGCAGATCATGGCGGTCAGCGGCGTTATCGACTGCTCCGGCGTGACGATCAACGGCTCAGCGGCAAACCTTGTTCTGGGCAGCCTAACAACGTTTGTCGTGCCGGAGTCGCCAACCCTGTCTCTGACCTACGCGACGGTCTAGCCATGAGCGCACAAGAGCCGAACTCCATTGTCGAGTGGCTGCAGGGTTTACCCATTCCCTGGCTGGTCGGGGAAGCCAACGGCAAAGCTGAGGTTACAGCCTACGGTGGCGTGATGGACACCCAGGTGGCGGCGCACAAGGCAGCCACCAAGGCGCGTTTTCCTGACTACGCGCCCGATGCCAGCGCATTGACGCACCTGGGGGCCGAGCGCCTAATCGTGCGTGGTCCCAACGAGACCGACGCCAGCTTTGCCACGCGACTGCGCACGGTCTGGGACTCCTGGTCGCGGGCCGGCGCGCCCGCGGAGCTGCTGGCACAGCTGTGGTTTGCCGGCTGGGACAATGCAGTGATCATCACGCAGAACGGCTTGGCGCTGACTCTCAGTGCGGCACCGACGCCGGGCGCAGACCCGACCTCGTTGCTCTCGGTGACTTCGCCCAACTACCTCGCCACGGCGCTCACCTCGGGCACGACGCCAGGCCAAGCGCCCATACCTGCGTCGTCGCCTTGGTACGTCTTCGACGGCAATATCTCGCTAGGCAATCGGTTTGCCTTGCTGTTTCCGCAAAGCAGCACGCAGCTGCAGACCTTCGCTACGGTATCGTTTTCAAACTCAACCACGGGAACGGCGACATGGAACAAGCCGCCGGTCAACGTCAACTCCTACCTCATCTCGGCTCCGGTAATTTCTGACGGAGCAGGGTCAGTGGCGGTCTGGCGCGGAGCGGTAGACGCTAGTTTTGCGTGGACGTTTCTCGCGTCCGCGCCATTTACGGGCTCAGTCACGGTTTGGGCGTTTGCGGCCAGCGCCAACCCGTTTGCCAACTACTCGCTTGACGCTCTCGGAGCGCTCGGCTTTATCGTGCGCACGTGGCGTCCTGCTAGAGCGCAGTGCGTAGGGGCAGTGGTGCCAGTTTTTGGCCAACTGTGGGGCTGGCCCTCGTCGACGTGGGGCGCCCGCGGCAAGTGGGGGCCTTGCGAGGCGGTGACTCTTCCCGTGGCGTGGACGTAGGCTAACACCATGCCGAGCAACTATACCGGCTCGTCTACGTCGACGCAGAGCCCCGCAGCAGCCCCAGCGCCCGGAGTGGCGCCTATCCTGTCGCTCCCGGTCGACACGGACACCGCCAACTCGGCCTCCATTTACCAGCCGCTCAAGGTGCTGGCCGACTATGTCACCTATTCGACGCTGGCCGTCGGTGGTGGCTTGTTTGGCGACGGTTCCGACGGCAACGTGGTGATGACTACCGGGGGAGTCTCCGGCGGCACGTCGTGGGGAACGCTGATCGCAGGCGTGCAGTACAAGCTCACCCGAGATGTCTATTTTGAGTCGCTGTCGATCACGGGCGCGGCGCTCAACGAGGTAGGCATTTACGCAAACGGCTTCCGCGTGTTTGTTCGCTCGTCTCTGACCATCAACAACTACGGATGGATCACGGCGTCTGGGTGGTACCCAGGCATCTCCGGCGCGTCTTCGGTGACCGCGGGCACCATTCTAAACGGCGCATTGGGATCAAGCGGCGCCACTGGCGCGCCGGCGGCAGGAGTAGCAGCGCCAGGCGCACTGTCGCTCAGTGGCTCCGGCGGAGCACCTGGCGCCGGCTCCATCGGTGGATCAGCAAGCGGGGGTGCCGTCACCGCCCCCGCTTCGGCGCAGCAAGTAGTGCGCAGCTACGCGCCCTCGACCTTTGGTTACCTCCTGTCAGTCAACGGCTCTGCATCGGCCACTGCTCCAACCTTTTACACGCTGGGCGGCGGCGGCTCGGGCGGCGGCGGCGGCGGCGACAGCACCAACGCCGGCGGCGCAGGCGGCAACGGCGGCGGCGTGCTCTGCGTGGCCGCCCGCACCGTGTCACTGTTTGATCCCTCTTGCCTTTCCGCCCCAGGCCAGAAGGGCTCCAACGCCCTCGCGGGCAACGCCGGCGGTGGCGGTGGAGGCGGCGGCGGCACAGTGCTGCTTGCGGCCAGCTCCTGCAACGCCACCCTGACCGCTACCTCTTGCTGTCCCGGTGGCACCGGAGGAACAAAGACCGGCACCGGAGCGAACGGAGCCGCAGGCAGCAACGGCACCGCCCTCTGGATCAAGGTGCTCTGATGGCCGTAGTCAACTTTTCGGTCACCTTCACCGGCTCGCAGGATACCGTCGCGGCAGTCTGGGCGGCTCGGCCTGGTAACTACGCCGTCTTATTGTCCGCTCCTTGGATTACCGACCTTGGCGGCGCGGTGTCGCTGTGGCTTACCGGAGTGACCAGCTCCGGGGCAACCGTAAACACCTCGGAGAGGTTCTCGGGGATCGTATCTGGCGTGGTGGTAGATACCCCATGAGCAGCGACGCCATCAGCCGGGAGGATGCCTTGACCTTGCGCCTGGCGCAGCTCGAGGCCGAGCTCGCGCAAGAGCGCGCCGCCCGAGTGCAGCTCGAGCTGCGCTTGCGCTACGGCCTTGCCGAAAGCGATGGCGTGGACATGCAGACACTACAGATCGTGCGCGCTGCCGCACCCAAGGTTGACTGATGCCGATCTCAGCGTTTCGCGCCACCGCGGTCCAGGTTTCTGGGCAATCCTCCTGTCCTATCGGGGCAGGGCTAAATGGCATCTGGGTCGATTCTGCGGTGCCAAATGTGCTTAGGTTTCGCAAAACCGACGGCACTGACACTGCATTAGGAGGAGGCGGCGGCAGCTCGACGCTGTCTGGCGCATACGGGACGGGGGCGGGCCAGTCTGATAGCACGCTGTCGCTCGACAGCACGAGGCTAGGCCTGGTGCTCAAAGACGCCGCTTCGTCTATCGGCAACCTCTTAAAAATACAAGACAACGCGGGCGCTGCAAACTACCTGCTAGTCCCCGGAAACGCTGCAATCGAGATTCGCTCTGCGACGGCAAATGGCGCATCTGCGGTGGGCACCGTCCTAGACAGCGTCAGCAGCTTGTCCAATGCCACCGCCAAAACAGTCAGCGTCCGCAATGCGGGCACCGAGCTCTGGTACTATTCGCCATCGGCGCAAGGAACCGCAAATAAGGGCAAGTTCAAGGCGTCAACCGCTGATGACTTTTGGTTTGAAAGCTCCGACGGACTGGCAAAGCTCAAAGTTTCCACCACGGCGGGCACAGCCTTGCTGTACAACACCTGCCAGCTGCTGGTCGGCAACTCCGTTGTTGTTTCAGGGGCGGCCGGGCTGTCGACGCCGCATTTTACGATTGGCGGATCAGCGGTCTCTTCCGGCGTTCCATGCCTGCAGCTCAACGCCGCTACGCACAAGACCTATTTTGCGATGGGCACCGGAAACAGCGATGTTACCGCGGCAATTGTCGAGGAATACGTAGCGTCAGGCACAGTGACCGCCGGCGAGGTGGTGGTGTGGTCGGGCACGACGACTGCGAAGACCGTGGCCACCGCCGCCGCGTCCGCCAACCTCACGACCATTGCCGGCGTGGCCATCACCACCGCCACTAACGCCAACGTTCAGGTGGTCACCTTTGGCCGTTGCAAGGCCAAGTGTGCTGCGAGCTTCGCCCCGACCGCGGGGCAGCTGCTCGGCACCTCGGGCACTACCGCTGGACAGGTCACCAACGGCACTCCAGGCGCTGGCGCAATTATCGGCCGCGCGCTGACTGGCGACAATACAGCCTCATCGGGTGCCGGCTTTTGCTGGATCCAAGTTGCCCTCTCATAGGAGCGTTTTGTGACCACCAACAACGGCACATTGAAGCTGCGGATCGGCGTAGGCTCCCTTTCTGAGGCCGGAGACCTGACGCTTAACCTGTACTATTCGCGCGTGGACAACGAGCGCTTTATGATCATGCGACCGTTGCACGTTCCGGGTAGCGGACAGGCCATCACCGACGGTGACGGGCAAGAGATCGTCGCCGAGGTGCCCAGCGACCTCCACCAGGCGCAGGTCGACTTTTCACACGAGCTCGTGCTCGCCATCGGAGACCTGGCGGCCTCTGGGGAGCTCGACCTGTGATTGCTCCACCAATGCCAGCACTAATTGCGCCGGCGCCTGACCGCGCACCCGTCGAACGCCAACGGCGCGAAGAGCGCACTCTGCGCCTTGAGCAGTTGCGGCAGAGTCTCGACGCGGCCAAGCAGGAGCGCGCCAATCTCCTCGCCGCCGCGGCCGCCCTGCGCGCGCGCTAAATGCGCCCCATCCAAAACGGCGTGCGCCCGACGCGCGACCGGCTGACCGTTCTCGAGACGCGCCTCGACATGCTCGAGGACCAGCTCGACGACCTGTCGACCATCGGCCAACGCCTGCAGGACAGCGCCGCCGCTGACCGGGCCATGGTCGCGCAGGTGGTCTCCGACGTGGCCACGCAGCTCCCCTCGCTGCGCGCCGACGTGACGCGCCCGTGGGTTGACCTCGCCGCGTTCGGCCGCTTGCCGCGCGGCTCGCAATTGCTCGTCGCCGGCGTGGCCGCTCTGTGCCTGCTCGGCTGGCTGCTCCATCTCTGGAGGTGATCGTGTCCTCTCTCGTCGCATTCCTGCAGGCGGGCGACCCGCCGCACTACCTGTTCCTCGTCGGCGGTGCACTGCTCATCGTCGAGGACGCCATCGCCCGCTCGCCGCTGAAGGCCAACAGCAGCATCCAGCTGGTCTTCGGGCTCCTCGGCGCCCTTCCCGGTCTCGGGCCGGTGCTCCGCATCCTCGGCCCTCGGGAGCCGCAGTGAGGGCCGGCCTGCTGGCGCTGGCGCTTGCTGCCGGCTGTTCGGTCTCGCACTCCTACGGGGCACTGACCGTGCTCTCCGGGGCCGCAGAGTCGGCCGCCCATGCCCTCCCGGCCGCCTGTCGCGCCCGCGAGCTCGCCGCGGTCGAAGCGGCGCACGTCCGGGCCGAGGCGGTGGCCGAGGTGGAGCGGGTCCACCGCCAGTGCCAGTCGGCAGCCGCCGCGCTCGAGGGGACGGTCGGCGCGCTGCGCCTTGCCCGTGACGGGGTCGCGCAGGGCTCCCAGGCGCCCGCCGACCTGGCGGCGTGGGTCAGTCTGGCCACTCGCTCCTGGGCCGAGCTGCAGCCCGTGCTGCGCGCGCTGGGGGTGGCGCTGTGAGCGCGCTCGAGCTCGCCCTGCAGCTGGCCGCCGAGGGCGCCAAGCTAGTGTCAGCCGCCATCGAGGCCGCGCACCAGCGCGATGAGGCGGCGGCGCTGGCCAAGCTCAACCAGGCGCTGGCCGCGGCGCAGGAGGTGGTGGGCGGCCTGCACGGGGCGCTCTCCCGGGTGCGCGCCGAGGTCGACCAGGCCATCAACGCCAAGTTCGGGCCGGGCTGATGGCCGGCCCTCCCCGCGGCCTAAGCGCGATCCGCGCCGCCTACGGCGAGGTCAAGATCATGCGCGACCCTCGCGGCGGCTGGCGAATCTATGAGCCGCTCAACTGGGAGTCGCAGAGCTGCGTTGCCCTGCCGCTGCCCACTCTCAAGCGAAGGCTCTACGTTCATCGGCTCATCGCCGGGCCGCTGCTTGAGGCGCTCGAGCGGGCGCAGCGGGCGACGCCGGACTACGCGATCAAAACCATCGGCTGCTTCTGTCCGCGGCCCAAGCGCACCGTCTCGCAGCCAGGCGCGGTGATCGGCTGGGACTCGGGGCTGTCCATCCACAGCGTGGCCGCGGCAGTCGACCTCAACTCCGCCACCAATCCGATGCGCAAGCCACTGCAGACCGACATGCCGCCGGCGTTCATTGATGCTTGGAAAGCGGTGGGCTGGACCTGGGGCGGCGACTTCCCCACGCCGGACCCTATGCACTTTCAGTGGGCTTCGGGCTACTAGGCGCGTCGACGGAGCACAACGGCCCGTCAGCGGTGCTTTGCCGTCGCTGCCACGGTCAGCGGGATGGCGCAGTTGCTCGCCTGTTCGTCGGAGTAACCAACAGTGGTACGAGGTGCAACGGCGGCCGCTAGCAGCAGCGAGCCGCGGAGGGTGCCGTCGGCCTCGAGGATGGCGCCCCGCTCACCGCCTGCTGTCAACAGAGCTGCGACGATGGCGCGCCGCTCGGCCTGCGTAGCGCGCTTCATGCGGTGACGCAGGGCGGCCAGGAGGTCGCGCGCCACGCGGGTCTGCTCCTGGTCGCGGTCGGCGGCCTCGACCTGCGCGCGGGCGGCGGCCACCTGTCGCTCAAGCAATGTTCGGCGCTTCTTGGTGGTCGCCAAGAGCTCGCGGTAGGCGCTCTCCGCGACGACTCCGCTGACGTAGTCGGCCATGATCTGAGCGTCTCGCTTGTCGAAGCGCTCGATCTGGCGCTGAGCGGCGACCAGGTCGCGGCGGTAGGCGGCGACTGACTGCTGGCGCTCGCCGCGGGCTTCGATGCTGCGCTCAAGGAGGTCAGGGCGAGAGGCCAAGCGCTCAATCTCGGCCCATGCCGCCGCGTCCAGCTCCTCTGCGCGAAACATGGGCAGGGAGCAGGGCTGACCGAGGTGAGGGTCGGAGTGAGCTCGGCGGCGGCTGCTGCAGTAGTACCAGACCTTCTTCTCCTCGCCTACTGACGGGCGGCCGGTGTAGTGGAGCCCGACCCCAGCCCCGCAGACGCCGCAGGTCATCAGCCCTTGCAGCAGGCGCTCCTCGCCGTGGCGCTGGCGGCCGCGGCCGGTGCCGCGCAGGCGCAGTGCCTGGTCGGTGCGACGCCACTCCTCCTCGCTGATAAAGGTCGGCACCGTCACGGTCAGCTTGCGGCGCTTGTCGGCCACCCACTGGCCGTCGACGAGATGGCGCTGCTTGGCGATGCTCCAGACGCGGGCGCGGGTCCAGGCGCCGGAGCGCGGGCGGCCCACGCCGCGCGCCTGCAGGTCGGCGGCGATTCCCTGGCAAGTGTCGTCCCCGGCGAGCCGGGCGAAGATCTCGCGGACGATGGCGGACTGCTCGGGGTCGATGCTCCACGTCTTCGTGGCGCGGTCGTAGTGGTAGCCGTAGGGGGTCGGGCCGGCGGGCTTGCCACCGCGCCTGATGGTTTCCTCCTTGCCGCGGACGATGCGCTCGCGATGCTTCCGCAGCCAGCCCGCCGACTGCATGTTGCCGACGCCGAGCAGCAAGTCGCCGGTGTCGGTGCCCCACTCGATCAGCGACCCGGTCGAGGCCACTGCGATCTTGACGCCGTGACGCTGGAGCGGCCCATAGACGGCGCCGCGCTCGTCCAGGTACTCAGAGCGGGTGAAGCGGTCCACATCGACCACGGCGACCACGTCGAGCTCGCCCCGGGCGGCCGCGGCGTGGAGCTGGCGCAGGCCGTCGCGAGCGGCCAAGAGTTCGGCGCCGTCCTTGGCGCTCTTGCCGTCGTCAATGAAGGTCGCCACCACGTCCCAGCCCTGCCGCTTGCAGTAGTCGGGCAGCGTCGAGAGCTGAGAGGCGATGGTTTGGGCGTCCTTCTGCTTTGCCGAGGACACGCGGGCGTAGATGGCTGCTCGGGTGCGCATGGGTCTAAGTTTGGCGCGGCTCGGCGTCGTCGAGTAGTCGGGCGAGGATGCGGATCAGCTTTTCCACGGCGACCGGGTCATCCGTCTCTGCCGGCGTCAGCTCGACGCGGACCTGTCGTGGCTCTCGTCGCTTACGCTTCACGGTCACACCTCCAGCCAGTCGAGACGGCCGGCGCCGTCGAAAATGAACCAGGCGTATTCGCTGGCGTCGCTCTTGCCGTCGCTGGTGAACGATGGGCGCCGCGGCGAGACCAGCACTGACGGACGCAGCTCGCGCCACATGGACAGGCGCGAACGCCCGGCAAGCATTCCGAGGCGCAGCAGCATCGCCACCACGCCGTAGGGATACAGGCGCTCGAGCGCGCGCCAAACAAACCGCTCAGCCTGCTTGTAGGGCGGGTTGGTGATGATCAGGTGGTACTGCTGAGACCACCCGGGGTCGGTGATCCAGCAGCGGGCCTCGGCGCGGCCGACCATCGCGCCCCGCGGCTCGAGGTCGACGGCGTCGACGGTGGCCCGCTCGCCCCAGGCGCTCTCGAGCACGCGCACGATAGCCCCATCCCCGCAGGCCGGCTCGAGCACGCGCAGTCGACCTGGCGGCAGGCGCTGCTCGAGGTGCGGCAGCACCGCCTCGACCAGCCAGGCCGGCGTGCGGTAGTAGTCGCGCGGAGCTCGCACCGCGCTGCGGCCGGTGGCGCTCATGCTAACGTCCTCCATGCGAGGCGCACCACTGCTGGAACCTGTCCATTGCCAATGGCCCTAAGTCGGTCCACCCGAGAGGCCACCCCATGAGCCATTCGACCCACATCGGGTTCAGCGGGCCACCAACCTCGGCATTCAGCGGTGTGGGGCACATTTTCGCCGGTGGGGTCCACAGCGGGCTTTTTCCTTGAATTGCCGTCGAAAGACACATGGGAAATCGGTTTTTTAACATCGATCGATGAAGCTCTTTGTCCGCGCTCGCTTGGCGAAGGCTTGACGTTTGCGCCATTTGCACCGTCGGTGTAGGCCACAGGTTGAACCGCGCCATCGCGCCTAGTGTCGGGCGCAGACTCGCTCCCGGCGATGAACTTAGATTGAAACGACTCCCCGAGTCGATCGTGCATGGCGTCGGGTAGGTGGGCGAGGATCCAGATCCGATCGCGCTTGTGCGGAGCGCCGACTTCGTGCGCTCCCAGCACGCCCCATCGCGCGTCATACCCCAGCGAGGCAAGATCACCGATGACTCGGGCAAGTCCTCGTCGAACAAGAGCCGGTGAGTTTTCCACGAGGACGTAGCGCGGTCGAACCTCACTGACGATGCGCGCCATGTGCCGCCACATGCCGCTGCGCGATCCGTCGATCCCCCCCCCTTGCCTGCGACGGAAATGTCCTGGCAAGGGAAGCCGCCCGAAACCACGTCAACAACTCCTCGCCAGGAATATCCGTCGAAGGTCTGAACGTCATCCCAGACCGGGAAAGGCGGGAGAGCTCCGTCATTTTGTCGGGCGAGCAATACGCCTGCGGCGTAGGCGTCCCACTCGACGGCGCAGACTGTCCTCCAGCCGAGGAGGTGGCCTCCGAGTATGCCTCCACCAGCGCCCGCGAAAAGAGCCAGCTCACGCATCACCTAGAACGGGTAGTCGTCATCGGAGTGCATGGCCGCCGTGCGCCCAGGCTCTGTGGGCATCGTCGTTTGCCGCGGCTGCGATGGGCCGCTGAAGAACTGCGCGCGCTCGTCGCGGCGCGGAGGCGCAGCCGACGGCGCCGGGCGGCTGTAGCCGCCCTGCTGCCCTTTCGGCGGCAGCGGCTCGACGACCAGCTGCACCGGCTGGGTCAACTCTTCGCCCTGCGCGCTGGCGACGACCCAGACCTTGAAATCGGGGTCACGCTCGCCGCTCTTGTGGCGGTTCGGAAAGATCATCAGCCGGGCGTCGCCGAGGCTGCACGTCAGGTACTCGGCGCCGTTTTTCGAGGTGCGCTTCCACAGGGCGGACAGGCGTTGCGTTGTCGTGGTCATGGGGTCTCCTTGAGCATTTCGATTCGAGCGGCGGCCACGCGCACCTCGGCCGCCGCGGAGTAGTAGCGGCCGCGGAGCTCGTCGCCAAGCTCGGGCCGTGCACGCGCCTGCGCCGCCAGGTAGTCGGCGAGGGCGTGGAGCTGAATGCGCCAGTATTCGAGGGCGTGGGCGCTCACGGCTTCTCCTCTCCCGGCAGCGGCAGGGCGCGGATAGATTGCGCCTTTCCAGACGCACAAAAGTCGGCCACCCACTGTGCCGCCGCCTCGCGCATCGCCTCGGCACCTTCCCGACGGGCAGCCTCTACCGACAGATGAAGCGACTCGTACTCGTCAAGCGCGATAGCTGCCAAGGCGTTGCGGAGCCGCTCGGCCTCGGCGCGGGCCTCGTCGCGGGCGAGCAAAAGTTCGCGCACGCTGGGCAAGCCTGCGTTGAGCGCGGCGCAGGCATTGTCGCGTTCGTCTTTCAGCCGCGCGGCCTCAGCGCGGGCTTCATCGCGCTCAATCTCAAGCTGCCGCAGCGCCGCGTCGAAGTCGACGCTGCCGAGGTAGGTGCCGCCTGTCGTCACGACGAGTCGTCGCGCCTTCGCGTCGTGCCGCAGAGACACCAACTCCTTGGCCATAGCCACCACGTCGCGGACCCGTTCTCCACTAAACAGCGCCGACAGGCGCTCGCACAGCGCGCAGGTTTCCATGTCAGTCCCCTCGCACCGCTCGCAGTCGGCGTGGCCGCCAACGCACACCGTGCAGGGCAGCGCGCCGCGCCCTTCGCAGTCTGGGCACCACGGATACATGCCGGTGTAGCTCATGCAGCACCGCCCGTGCGCGCGATGTGACGCACTTTCGCCTGGTACGTGTAGGACCGGCAGGCGGCGCAGGACCGGTGGTCAGCGTCGGGAGTCCCGCCGCAGCGGCCGCATTTACCGGCTGCGCGATGCTTCGCGTAGCGCGCGCGCATCCGCTCTGCCTCTTTCATTGCGAAGTCGCTCATGCCGCTCATCGCATCCCCCACGCGCCGAGCACGTACAGCGCAGCCACCGCCACCACCCAAGCGGCGCGCTGACCGGAGGTCTCCCGGGGCTGCGGCAACTCCAGGCGCTGCATCGGCTGCCCAGCTGACAGTGCATGGGCCAACACATGCGGCCAGCTCTCGCCGGCGTTGCGCGTCGCCTGGTCTACGTGTCTGGGCAGCATTAGTGCACCGCCCTCGAGATGCGCCCGCCGCCGCTCCACATCCGCGCCCGGCACCACGCGCACGTCACCGCGCGCCACACCTCGACCACAAACGCCCCTTGTGCCACCGCCCCGCAGTAGGGGCGGCCGTCGTGCTCCCAGTGCTTCTCTGCGTGTCTCATCGTCCCGCCTCCTGTGCATCAATCAGCGCCTGCGCGTCCTCGATCTGCTGCAGCGCTCGCTGGCGCATCGGCTCAAGCCCCGGTCGGTGAAGCGGGTGCGCCGACTCGATCAAGAGCTCGACGGCGTCGAGGTGCGCCTGCGCCGAGATCCAGACGTGGCGCGCGCGCCGCCAGGTCGAATTGCTGGCCGCGGTCACTTGGCCACCAGCCGCGTGTACTGCTTGGAGCTCATGGCTCCGCGCCGGCGCAGCTCGGCCAGCACTTCGCCGGCCTGCTTGCCCAGCTGCCGCTTCACGTCGGCCTGCGTGACCGATACCGAGCGCTTGACGATGCGCTGCGCGGTCTCGCTGCCCACCAGCTCCTGCAACATCTGCTCGGCGACCTCGCCCACGATGAACTCCCGCGACTGCACCTGCATCGCCACCTGGCGGCCATCGGGCAGCGCCAGCGGCGCCTCGGAGGCCATCGCCTCGAGCTCGCGGCGCAGCTGCTCGGCGGCCTCCTCTAGGCGCTCGAGCAGTACCCATGCCGCCCCGGCGGTCTCGCGGCTGAGCTCGACCGGTCCCTGGCTGCCCTGCTCCATTGTCGCTCGGAGGAGCGAGGTGCGCGTCGGGCAGTGGAGCCGCGAGGGGCACCGAGCGCAGTGCGGACCGGTGCGCAGGTCTGGTGCGGCACCATGCGCCAACAGCGCGCGCATCCGGGCGGAGAGGCGCGCAGCCCAGTCGTCGAGGTCTAGCGCATCCAACATAGCCACGTCCCGGTACCAGGAGCCGTCATCGCGGAGGCGCCACAGCTCCACCTGCACCTCGGCGGCGCGGTAGTAGCGACCGACGGCGAGCGCCAAGAGCGCCAGCTGGCCGTTGTCCGCGGCTGCGGTCACGTCCGAGCGGCCGGTCTTGTAGTCGATCACCCGGACCCGGCCGGCGCGCTCGAGCACCACCAAGTCAGCGGTGGCGGCGATGGCGGCGGTCCCTGGCGGGTAGCCGCGGCCAATGTTGTCGCCGAGGTACACGGTCTTGTCGGTCGTCCAGTCCCAGGCATAGGCAGCTTCGGCGTGGACCTCGGAGTCAGCGGGGAGCTCGGGCAACTCAAGCGCGGCGCACTCCTCGCGGTACTCAAGCGCCGTCTGGGCGAGGGCAATCTCCCGTCCCTCGACGACCGCGGCGCGCATGTACTCATGGATGGCCACGCCGCGCTGCGCCGCCTCGCCGCCCTCGTCAACGACGCGCGGTAGAGCCGACGGCCCAAGGCAGGCGAGAAACAGCTCGATCTGTGATCCGGTGGGTGCTCGTAGCATGGGGCGCCTCATTCTCAGTACGTCGTCGCGGGCAGCGGCCTCGGCGAGGGCGCGGGGCAGGCCGCCCAGGTGCTCCCTGATCGCGGCGCGCTCCTCGTAGTCCTCGTCGGTCACTTCGGGGATGGCAGGTGGTGCTCGCGGACCTCGACCAGCTGGCTGACCAGTCGCGACCAGCGCATGAGCGCCTCGGTGTCGCCGGCCGCGGAGAGGGCGGCGTGGACCTGGTCGGCGGTGAGCAGCGCGATGGCGGTGGCTGCAGCGCGGCCCCGCTCGGGCTCAGGCGGCGGCCCATCGAGCGCGGCCAGCGCAGCGCGGGCCGGGTTGTCCGCGGCGAGGGCCATCACCCCGCCTCCCGCTGCTGCTCAGCGCGCAGTCGCTGCACCATCGCCCCGTAAGCGGCGCGCACCGCCTGGTTGGCCTTGAGCGCTGGAGCGCCCTGGATGTCGGAGAGGATGCCCGACACGTCATCAGGGCCGGCAGTGGCCATGCGCTCAAGCAGCGCATCGAGCGGCGAGGGCGCCGGGCCACCTGCCTCCGGCTCAAGCTGCGTCGGGGCGTGCTCATGCTGGCGCGCCTGGTCGAAGCGGCGGCGGCGCTCCTCGGCGCCAGGGCGCACTGTCGTCGTGGTGGTCGCCTCGGCCAGGACCGGAGTGGGCACCGCGTCCAGCGGCACGGCGCCGCGTACCGTGTCGAGCTCGCTCTCGTCCAAGATGCCGAGCCCGCAGATTGACAACGTCACCCGGCGCTTGGCCTTGGTTAGCGCCTTCATGTGCGCGTTGGCCAGCGCCTCTCCGCGCAGATTGCCCACGACGACGGCGCCGCAGTCCTCGTCCGAGCGACCGTCGCGGGTGGTAGCGCGCACCGTCACGGTAAGGACGCCGTCAACGGTGGCGCGCTCGAGGACGGTGATAGAGACGCCATTGGACTTGCGCAGCTGGTCAGTGGCGTCCTTCTTCGCGTAGAGGACGGTCTTTCCCTGGAGCGTCAAAAACTCGAAGGGGCGGGTCAGCGGGTTGAGGCTCAGTGACTCGCAGAGCCGCTGGTAGTACTCGACCCGCTCCTCGGGTGACAGCCTGCCCACGTCGCCGGTGGCGAGGAGGGCGTCGATACGGTCAGAAGTCTTGATCAGTGCAGTAGTCATGGGCTCCTCCTCTCACTCACAGAAGTAGGCGACGAGCAGGTGAGCAGTGCCCCACCCTGCGGCGCCCCAGGCAGCGGCCCCCACCAGCCAGCAGCCGGTGGCGTGGACCTGCTCAAGCAGGTACTGACGCGCCAAGCGCCGCTCGACGTGACGGATCATCTCGGAGCGCATCACTGCGCCTCCGACAGCAGGCACAGACCCGCTGCGATCTGCTGCCTCGTGAGCAGCCGGCAAGGCGCCGATAGATACTCTTGCGCCCTAATCGCATCCCTGAGGCACGAGAAAGCCCTCTCAGCGCCGTCTACCCAGTCGGCCAGCGCTGCCGCCTCGCATCCCGCCGGCAGCTCCCACTGCTCATCGGCGTCAGCCGCTTCCATAGACCCTGGAGGACCTACCAAGACTCGGTGCAGATCAGCGGAGTACAGCAGCCGCTGTGTCCCGCCGTCGCGAAAAGCGGACAGATCGACCTCGAGCACGTCGTCATTCGGCCACCATCCGCGCATCACGACACCGCCTGGAGCTGCGGAGCGGCGCACTCGGCGCACTCGCGAAAGCCGTCGAGGACCAGCGCGTGGGTGCGCTGGCAGGTTGGACAGGTCTGCCGGTCGAGCTGCAGTACCTCGAGCAGCTCGCAGAGATATTCATGCGTCGGCTCGCCACCGGCCAGCACCGCCGCAGTGGCCGGGCTGACGGCGCCGTGGTAGCGGCCGTTGCGCTCGGCCGCGCGGTCCAGGTAGTCCCACTCCCAGTCGGCCAGGTCGACCTCGCAGACCGCCTCGAGCAGCGCCTCGAGCTCTGCCACGGTGGCCCTGCGCCATCCCCAGTCGGCGGCCCAGACCGGAGTCTGCGCATCGGAGCAGATGCGACCCACCCAGAGGCTGCGCTCCGAGCGGGGGCACCAGAGATAGGCGGTGCCCGAAATGCGGTCGAGGTGGAGGAGCAGCTCCTGGCCTGCGTCAGACCAGGCGTCCCAGTGCGGCAGCGTGGTGGTCATCGTCTCGCCTCCCGGCGTTGGTTGATGACCAGTAAGTGCATCGTTTTTCTACACCTGTCAACAACTTTGAATCATTTTTCTTCGCTGCTCGTCGGAGAAAAAGTCAAAAAAAACAACCATCGTGTGCAAAACATGCACATAGCAGCCCGTCACACCCCTTGTGTAAGGTTTTGCGCATGGAGCGAGACCTTTTCACTCCGCCGGAGGGAGATGCGGTGTTGCTGGCGGCCCCGTTCGAGGTGGGGCTGGCCGTCGGTGGCGCCTTGCCGTGGCCGCGCGCCTACTGCGGCCACATCGAGGAACTACTGAGCGCGGCGCGGCGCTGGCGCTCCACCTGCGTCCTGCTCGACGTGCGCCTCGGCGGGCAGCGCTCGCGGGCCATCGAGTGGGCGCCGCTGCTGGGGGCGTTGCCGCTGGCTCCGGCGGTCATCGCCCTGGGGTGGCGGGCCAACGAGCTCGAGGCACATGAGGCGCGGCAGTGGGGCTGCGCCGACTACGTCGACCTTAGCGCGGCAACTTGGGCGGCCGACCTCGCGGACGCCGTGGGGGCGGCGCTGGCGCTGCGGCGTCGAGATCTGGCCGAGGGGCGGCTGGTGCTACGAAGGGCGCGGGCGCACTGACCCCAAGGCGCCGGAGCTCGCCACTGGCCATGGAGGCCGGCGGCAGCTTGCCCGCTTCAAGGGCTTCGGCCACCAGGCGCAACTGATCGGCCAACGACGGCGCTGGCACGACAGGCGGCTGACGAACAGATGGTGGCACGGGGTCCTCTGTGCCTTGCTCCATCAGCAGCGCCATGTCGCGCAGCTCCTCCAACAACTGACGCGCCGACAAGCCCAGCCCGTGCCCAAGGTCGCTTAGGGTGTGAACCCACAAGTGACGCTGCCTTGTTGCCGCATCAGGGTACAGGTAGTGCCGAAAGTGGCCACGATCAGTAAGACCGGCCAGCCGGGTCAACTCCGACCAGTTTCGGGTCCTGGACTGGGCCTCCAGCCACGCACGCACCACATCGTCCAATGTCACACCCACAGTGCATAAGCTACTAGCTAACCGACCCGTGCGCTAGCGCCTCAACTTTCACCGTTGACTATGTAGGAAATTGATGCACAGTGGGGCAAATGAGAAAAACTCACCCGCTGAGGCAGTTTTACCAAGGGCCGCTGCAGGCTAGTCGGGGGCAGATTGCGCAGGCGTTGGGCCTGCACCCTGGCTCCGTTCGGGCGATTGATAGCGGGTACGCGCGCCCCTCCTGGGATCTGGCCTTCCGCCTCGAGGAGCTGACCGGCTGCTCGGCCAAGATCCTGCGCCAGTGGCCACTCCGCACGCGGGGTGCCCGATGAGCCGCGCCGCGGAAGTGGTCGACACCCGCACCCTCACCTTCGACTTCTCGGCACCGGCTCGCCGCTCGCAAGAGGCGGCCCGCATGATCGAAGGCGGCGCCGCCACCCTGCGGGCGCGCGTGCTCGAGCTGCTGCGCGCAGCCGGTCCGCTCACCGACGAAGAGATGCAGGAGCGGTTGCCGATGCAGCCGAACACCCAGCGGCCGCGGCGGCTCGAGCTGGTGGCCCGGGGCCTGGTCGAGGACTCGGGGACGGTGCGCCCGACCCGCTCTGGCCGCAGGGCCACCGTCTGGCGCGCCCGATGACGCTGGTGATCGAAGGCGCTCCGCGGACGAAGAAGAACAGCCAACAGATCGTCCAGGCCGGCGGCCGCCCCCGCCTCATTCAAAGCGCCCAGCACCGCGCCTGGGAAACCCGCGCCGTGCTCGAGCTCCGGCAGCAGTGGCACCCCCGCGAGCCGCTGCGCGTGCCCGTGCGCCTTACCGCCACCGTCTACCGGGAGCGCGCGGTGGGCGACCTGCTCAATTACCTCGCCGCCGTCTCGGATGCGCTTGAGCGCGCCCGCGTCGTCGACGACGACCGACTAATCCTGAGCCTCGACGGCTCGCGCCTGGCCAAGGACGCCGCGCGCCCCCGTGTCGAGCTGACCCTTGCTCCGATGGAGACCCCATGAGGAAGATTCGAACCATCAAGCCGGAATTGCTCGAGGACCGCGTCACCGCGTGTCTCTCGCACGAGGCGTTTCGCTTGTTCGTCGGCCTGACGTTGCTTGCCGACGACGACGGGTTGGTGCGGGCTGCGCCCGGCTACCTGCTCGGGGCCGTGTTCTGGGGCTCGGCCCCCACAACTCCACTGGCCGAGCTGATTGCCGAGCTCGCCGCGGCCAGCCTGGCCCAGCCCTACCAGGCAGAGGGCGACGACTACCTGGCGCTCACCCGCTGGCGCCAGCACCAGCGC